TCGTTGCGCACAATCCAGAAGAATGTGAATCAGGGAGATTTTATGTTTTCAATTTTTTCAGCTGCAACCCCAAATGCGCAGGGAAATGCCGCTGCCCAAGTTTCCCCTAACGAGACGCCCTCTCGTCTGGAAGAAGGTGCTACCCTTAACTCGCAGCTGCATCAGGCTTCCTCCCCACTTCCCAATTATGGCACTGTATCTGCTTCCCCCCGCTATGCTGCTGCCCTACCTTCCACTCTCTTTTCTCAGGGACCTTCTCCGCAAGAGAGGATGCGATTGCGGGGATTGAAATTAGAAGGGGCTTCTATTGTAGGGTATTGTTTTGCTATAGGGCTTCACTATCTTACCCGTGACATCAATGACCCGGACAAACCAAGTCTCTCTGTACGAATAGCGATAGTGATAAGCTTGGTATTGTTTATTCTGGGAAATTATTTTTGTGCCCGTGCAGATGCTATGAGAAGAGGGTAGATATTGCTTTTGCCTGTTTTCCAGACGCTAAACGGACTCTCCGCATGCTGTTTCGCATCCGGTCGTACCCCCCCGGGCCGGCTTTGCTGACCACTTCCCACCAACAAGCCCTGACCGCAACTCCAACTGCGGATCAAGAAAATTGAACAGCTGCCTGTGGCACTTTTTTCTTTTGTAGCGCAACACCAGCCCCACCTTGCCTCACCATCATAGTCAGCCCTCTCCTGCATTTTGCAGTGGCCGTTTTTAACTGCCCGTCTTCCACAGCTGCGCGAAGACACTAGCCTGTCTCCCTGCTCTGGCTGAATGGAAACTCCAGGCTTCTACGCATTGCTGACACTCCCCTTACTTCCCCTTCGCCTTTCGCAACTGCTCATAGAACGCCTGCCAACCTAGAGCCTGTTCTTTCCATTGCCGACAGACGCTGGCGTTAAAGGCGATGGTGTCGGCAATTTCAGCAAGTGAAATGCGGGCGGGGTCTCGGTCAGACTTGGTGGCAGCGCGGGGAGACTGACCGCTAAAGGCGGCGTTGTACAGGCGCACGAAGCCAAGGTTAACGCCAAAGCGGGCAGTATCTTGTGGGGTAACATAAACAGGCACCTTTTGAATAATCGTGTCGCCTTTTTCCCTGACGACTTTAATACGCTCGCGCCAGCGCACTTCAACACGCGTCACCACTTTGGCTTGCGCTTCCACCAATCTGGCATGCGCTTGTGCTACTTGCGCCTGGTAAGCCACTAATGATGCTTCTAACTGTGCAATCTGCCCGGCGTAGCGCAGCGTCTGCAATTGCCAGATCGCACTTCCAGCCAGACTGGCTGCCGTTAGCAAAATAAGCCATCGCGGACCCAATAGCTTCAGCAGTGCGCCCATTAAACGCCCTCCCGCATTTCTTGCGCTAACCGTTGTGCGCGTTGTCCGACTTGTCGGGCCCATGTGGAGTCCAGCATTGCGGTCGCTGCCTGTTCATACTGGTGGGTTTGCATCGCACTCAGGGCATCGTGGAAGGTCAACAAATGCCCAATACCCAGATTAAACCCCATATTGACCAGCACCCGTTGCCGCACCACGTCAAGCTCACGCCACCATGGACAACAGACATTCAACTGCGCTGCAATCCGTCTAATATCATTAGTAAGCAGGTAATCATTTTCCGCCGCACTAATCCCCACATCCTCCAGATTACGGCCCGTGCCAATGCTCAACTTCCCTACCCCATCACGATAGGGTTTGAGCCGTACGCCTTCATCGCGTTTGAGCGTTTTGCACAGTATTGACAAACTGTGTTCAGTCATTGCACTGTACCGCGTTATTGTGCTAGAGGGTGGTCTTGAATGCGACGCATTAAATGCTCGGCATCTTCCTTAAATTGCGCATCATTTGACGCATGCGCAATTTGCCCCAATGTTTGTAATGATGCGCCAGCCGCATTCAACGGCACTTCACTAGATTGAGCCAACCAATGCACAAAGCCGGGATGCGTCATCAAGCGCGCTGCGCCATTGGCCACCGCCATCGACCCTGCCATGCCTGCAGCAAGATAAGGATGACCTGTCAGAGATGACATCACCATGCCCAATAATGTCAGCTTGGCATGGCCTGCCGCAGCGGTGCCCGAAGGATTCGACCAGACTTTAGAGGCATCACGAAGCATCGACGCAGCGCTGGCAATTTTGTCCATATCCTGGCGAGCCTGTGAAGCATTTTCAAATCCTGCAAATAATTCCTGCTTGGCATGAGGTTTAAGCGTATTCCAGTTGGTCAGGAAACGCTCAGCTGACCAGATCTCACCGAGATCATTTTGACGAGAAGGATGCGCCCGCCCCATACGATCTACCGTGGTTGCGGCAACGCTACGCCAAGTTTCAGGCGACACTGAGCGCTTTACCGCCCGCAAGGTCGAGACATTTTCCTTCCCCCCTTGCAAAAGCGCCGTGTAAGCTTGCTCGGGTGCTGTTTTATTAACAAACGGTTGTATGCGCTGAATGCGCGCCTGTCCCGCTTTGTAATACTGATTAGCACGTTGCCAGGCACGTTCTGCTGGCCCAGAAGATAATCCCCGGTCAGTCTGCTGTGCCGCCTTTCGCAAATCTTCGGATAACCCCGCGTAGACGTGTTTCATCTGTCCACTTGCACGTGAGCCAATAATGGACTGGTCTGCCGCATCTTTGCCAATACTGGAACGTATTGACCGTAGCGCACTCGGCGGTGCGCCGATATCCACCGCCCCCAGGGTTTGTCCCGCACCAGCAGGCGGTTGAATATCCCGGGTAAAAGCCTGGTGTAGCCTGGATAATCTCGGTGTCACCAATTCAGCAGTCGTACGGGGCATATCTGGATGAATGGCCGTGGTATCACGCAATGCATTCAGTGTATGGGTCACAGGAAAGCGCTTATCTTGCGGCAATAAATCCATTAACCGATCATTGAGCTGTTCATAGGTATTCAGGACACGGTCACGCAAACCCGTTTTCAGATCATGCTGCAACATCCGGCCAGCAACCTCTGCACCAACATCTGTTGAGAGGGCATCCCGAATCTTCTCTGCGCGCCTGGCCATGCCTTCGGTTAACCCTGCTTTGGCTCGCTCCATCACACCCACCGCCCCTGGCGATTGGGAAAGAAGATTTTCAATGCCTTGCCAGGTTTTTGAACCGCTGGCCAATCCCATCGAAGGCACGGCGCCGGCCGCGTGGAAATCAGCCATGCGCTGTACCATGTGTTGTGCTTTGGTTTCACCGCCTCTCACCATGCCTTGCACAGCCATTTTTCCAATCGGCAGTGCATGCGGCACACCTAGGCCCGCGAGCAAACCAGCAGCAGCCTGTGTTACAGGTTGTGCACCCATTTCATGGGCCACCCCCGCTCCGGCTCCACCGGCTGCGGCGTTGGCTAAATCACCTGGATTCAAGTGGCCTAATTGATTCAGTATTGTCTTGACGGGCATGCTCTGCGCGGATTTAAAAATCTTTGCGACACCCCGCGCTATCCCACTGCCACTGCCCACACCTGCCAGCATCGATGCGGCATCATTGACAACCCGCTCTGTTGCGTTTTGGGGGGTTGGCAATACTGCGTCGATAAGGCGTTGCCCTGACTGGGAAACAGCAGGCAGATGGCTACCGGTCACCGCATTCAGGGTGGCATTGAGCGGGTCGCCGACTAAACCCGCCAACCCATTGACTGCCGTCGCCGCTGCCCGCCCCGTGAGGCCTATCTGACGTTTTACTGCTTTTAAAACATCCGGCGTATGCCCAGATACGGTAACAGGTTGACCAGGCTCAGACGACCCCCATTGAGAAAAGGGGTTGGCGCGTCCAAACTGTGCAAACGGATTCGCTGACGGTGACTGTTGTGGATCAAACTGCGCAAACGGATTCGTCATGGCGTTAACACCGAGGCTGCCAAACCCGTGCCATAGTACGCATCAAAGTCCGTCTGCAATTCAGGGTGCTGCTTTAGGTGCGCAATGGCTGCTGGTGGGATAGACCCGCCTCCGGGCGGGCTCACCTGTGTGGCCGTCTGGCCACCGGGCTGATACCGCGCAGGCTCAGTTGTTTTGCGCTCCCCATATTGCCGTGCATAGGCACTATGCAAACGTTCCTTCGCACCCGCCACATAATCGATAATCTGTTGCAAACTTTCCCGCATTGCCTGGGGAGACTGCGCTTTATCCAGCGAAGCCAGCGCATTTTGCACACTTTGCAACTCAAAGTTACTCACATTGCCTAATGCACCACCGGTTTTCGAGGCATCACGCATGGCTTGAATAACAGCAATACCCACCTGATTTTTGAGCGTATGCAACCTGGCCTCCAGATCAGCCGCTGCGCTACCGGGTATATTCGGCAAGGTACCGGTTGTACCCGTAATACGCCATAAGGCAGGGTCATCCTTGATAGCCCGGGTTAATGCCTCCATTCTGCCAAGCTTATCGACGGTACCGTCTACCGCCGCCTGGGCTTTAAAAGCATCCGTCTTTACCCGGGTCACCAACGGCTGGCCTGAGGCTAACATAGCCGGCTGTGCCGCACCATTGCGCAGATCAACCACCACCCCATTCGTCGGGTCATAATGCTTGGCCTGCCCGGCCAGTTGTGCCTGTTTCGCTGCTTGCGTATACGCAGCCAGCGAGGAGGCGCCTAAAACACTCTGGCCTGTGGCTTTATTCGCCATGTAGCCACTCTCGCCGATAGGGGAATAAGGTTCATAAGACTTCCCGTCTAGCATGGCATTCAAAAAGCCCGTCTTCTCCCGATCTGTTCCCGGATCGCCATAGTGATCCAGCATCGATTGCCGGAAAGTGCCTTTTTGGGCATTCAACGCGCCTTGCGTAAGCGTGGCAGGATTGAGATTATCCCCCACTAGTCGCGCAAGAAAATTCATGTTTTTCTCATACGCACTGGCCCCTGCCCCTGCTGTCTCACTGAGGGCTTGATTGCGTTGCTGGAGGTATGTGCGTGTTTTCTCTATATCCGCAGCAGCTTTATTCCCTCCCATCATGGCTTGATACACCTGTGCATCCACCAGAGCTGCTTTCATCTGCGCTTGCTGGCGCACCATCGGGCCCATTGCCAAGGCTTGAAAGAATTTCTGGATACCATCACCGGCAGTGGGCGCATTCAAAAAAGCGTTCATCTTGACCACAGCGTGTGAGGGTTGGCGGGCGGCGTCAGACCATTGAAAGGATGCGGCGTATTGGGGGCTTTTAACCGCCAGCCCGGCTGAGGCGCGGACGGCCGGGATGCGATCTGCATGAGCGTAGTCAGCCCATTAAGCGCCAGGCCTGCACCGCGCCCCATGCCAAAGCTCCCCACACCCTGCAAGACTTGACCCGCGAGCATTTTCCAGGGGGACGGTATACCGACTCGCTGAATCGCCAGGTTATCGACTTGTTGTGTTCCCTGGGCATTGTTTCCAATGCGATCGACGGTCTGACCCGTATTGTCCAGATCAAAGCCTTCCTGCTGACGTAACTGACTGGCCGCGCCGGTTTGACCCAACAGATGTGCCAGCGCCTGGGCCGACTTCTCCTGATTCGCCTGAGACTGTGCCCGGGCCTTCAGATAGTCTTGTGAAAGGTGTCCACCAGGGGTGGGTGCCGCCTCATGTTCATCCCGGTAAGTCTGCACGTGCTTCAGTAACGTGTCCTGCATCTGTTTCGTTTGCTCAGCCTGCCGGGCTTCTCGGGCTTCAGGCGTAAAATCTTCCGTACGTCCCCGTACCGCTTGCTCCGCTTGTTGTTGAAACTGGCGTTGACGTTGCATCGCCTCCTGAATCGCCCGCTGCTGCCTGGCATGGGCTTGCGTTTGCGCATGCATTTGCATTGCCGCCCCTGAGAGGCTGGCAATTAAACCGATTAAGGCAATATCATCGAGTACAAACATCAGTGCACCTTTTAATAGTATCCCCACGGGCGTTGCCCGGCTTGTTGTTGGCGAGCGAGGTAAGCCCACCCCAGGTTGCCAAATAAATTGTCAAGCGTCGCACTGGTGCGTTGGGCAGCTGCATTCTTTGCATTCAAATCGAGTCCGGCGAGCGCCATTTGCGCAGCCTGACCGGACTCCAATCCGGATTGGGCCATCGAGATAAGGTTTTGGCGGGTGCGCTCATCCGCACCGCGTAAATCGGCAGCGGCTTGTTGCCCCAAGCCAGCGGCTTTCATCAACCCTTCATTCGTGCGGCGACTGAGTTCAGCCTGACTATCGACATCTGCTGAGCCGCCCATTAAGCCTGATCGTGCCAGACCAAAGCGATTCGCGCGCTCCGCCTGTTCGAATTGCCGATTGACCTCCCGGGTATTTAAGTCGGTCACTGCCTTTTGTTGTTCGTCGTAAAGCCCTTGATGAGCAGGATGGTCTTTGCTGCCAAAAATATCATTAATCCGCCCCACAGCCTGATCAACGCGTCGACGTCGATCGGCTTCCATTTGCCCTGCGCCACCATCGCCACCTCCACCGCTCATCTTGACTCCAAATCCATCCTGACTACGTTATACACTTTGCCTAAACCATAGCGTCTCAATAGACGCGTCATTGCTTCGCCACACCGTGCCTCAATGGCTTGTGCGCCGGCTTGTCTGCACCAATCACAAAAGGTTTCAAAAAATAAGCCAATCACTTTCTCCAGAGCTTCACCTGCTAAAGCAATAATGTTGACTGCTAGCAGACGAGGGTATGCAATAAATTCAAATGCAATCACCATTTTTATGATGCCCGCTTGCTTCACCATGCCAAAATACAATTTTCTTTTCAGCGCTAACTGCTCCAAATCGTCTAACACATAATCTGCAACCTGAGGCAAGCGCGCTAGAAAAGGGCGTATCAGTGGAAAAGCACCACGAATTTCCTCCTCTTCTATTAAAAATCGTATATTCACATGGCCCCCAAGGTTTCGAGCGTCAGCGTTACCGCATCCAGGCGAAAAGGTTGGTCACTTGTATGACGAAAGCGTAGCGAGAATTCAGTGCCACATACTTCGAGAGGCAGGCCACCGCCTGTTCGGGTATGGCCGTGCACCCGGATAGGGGGCGTCACCGCATCAGGCTGTCTGGCGTCAAAAGCCAGGGATAACCGGGCTTCGCCCTCGAGTATCACCTCCGCACTGATGAGACGTTTGAGTTGCCCGGGCGACTTGAAATCCCAATATGGCCCTTCAATGACAACGTCAAAGGGTGACCCGTCATCCGTGTGCACGTCTTCAGAGAAACGATAAATACGATCACCGTGTCGAAGATACAACACCCCCCCGAGGGCGGCCCAGGCGTCGGGTTCAAAGGGCAAAACATAGCGTGACCAGGCCGCCAGCCTGGCCGAGGCAGCATAGACAAACACCACCTGGCCGAACGCGCAAAGATAGCGCTCGTGACGGGCATCATAGATGGCCCGCGGAACCCGTGTGCGCCCGATCAAAGGGCGAACGCAGGCATCGATAGGGCTGCCGACTTCATGCTGAATCGGCACAGTCGCTGGCGGGTGCGTGGTAATGGCACGAAATCCCGCTTCCGATAAAAAAAACAGGTCCCCATTGACCGTCGCCAACGTTTGCGCAAAATGGGTCCCCACATTATCCAGCCGTGTCACCAAACGCATCGCACTGGGGTCAGGATCCACTTGCCAGAGCTGTGTATTGTCCCGCGAAAACGCCACCAGATGGTTTTGATACACGCCCAACGCGTGTAAGGTGCGGTCCCCGTAGCTATTCAGACCTGTCGGTAAAAAGCCGGCATCGTTGGTCGCTGACCAATCCCGCGGATTACCGGTCGCACAATAGCGCACGACCTCCCCCTGTACCGCAAACAGTTTGCTCGCGGCTTTGATGACGGTGAGCGTATGGGGGCAAACTTTATCCGCAATGACGGTGGCTTCATTGCCATCAAGATAATGATGTTGGGTGGCCCCATTGGCGTAACCCGCTGCAATATAAAGCGCCCCATTGAATACCTCCGCACAGCCAATCCGGGTGATCGGCTGCTCACCAGCCGAACAGGCAACTTTATGCGCCACAAAGCGCGAATCCGCATGCGTGAGCGTGCCGCATCCATAAAAAGTGTGGAGCTGACCAAACGCGGCAACCAGGCCTTGTGTGCCAGGCTCCAGGGTGGTGACGCTGACCAGGCCGGGGCGCTTTTGAATCGCTAACCCGGGCGTGATATGGGCATTTTGACAATCGCGTAAATGATTGACAGGTGACACACTTACCCCGCGACGCCAATCTATGCCGCCTTCAAAACGATCAAAGGTAATGGATGCAACCATAGCGCTAGCCGAGAAAATAGCCGTGTGCAGTGCGTACGACCTGCGCTGCCCCGGATGGGATCGCACGTGCAAAATACCGCTGCACCCCATGCTGTTTGGCACGGTAGTGCGCACAGAGCGTTTCAAAGGCTTTGCCAGCGACCGCTGCATCAGGATGTCGGTAATGCGCTTTGGCTGCAGCCAGCGCGTAGAGCACCAGGAGTCGGTCAGGCAAGTGAGCGCGATCCCGGTCTTGCGTGAAACGCGGCAATGGAGTAATGGTCTGAACTACTAACTGATAGCGTGCATCGGGCGTCGGCCACACTTCGAGTTGCCCGTTGAAGGTATCGTAGCGACACGGCATGCTGCGATGGGTTTGCGCACGTTGGGGTTCATCAATGCCGTACTGTAACGGGGTGCGTTGTGCTTCACCCGGGACTATCCAGACCGCCTGCACATTGGCAGGGTCAATGGCCGTATCGGTGTGCGAATCATGCCAATCGTAGCGGGTTGAACCGGGTACAGTGGCCATTTCCACAAACAGGCGCCGTGTTGGAAAGCTCAGGCTGTGGGCTAAATAATCCTGCGCTTCCTGTAAAAAGCTGTTGAGGACGTCCCGATTACGTTCTGCCGCCGCACCTTGCGTGGCAAAGCCCAATCGGGTGCGCAGTTCCCGTCGCAACTCGCCCAGGGTGCGTTGAGGCAAGGAGGTTGTCATTCAACTGCCACCAAGCGTAAAACAACCTGGTTATTCACGACAGAAAGTGAAGCGGTGAGGTGCGTTTTACCGGTTAATGCAACCGTCTGTGGCGTCGTATCCACGCTGGCAAGTTTACTGGCGGCGCTGCCAGCGGGATCAAACAAAGTACCAATATCTATACCACTGGCCAGCTTAAAGCCGGTGGCCTGGGCACTATCGCCGCCTGAGAGAAATGCCTGCCCTCCAATCGAGGCCAAACCTGTTGAATCTGTTCGGGCTTGAATCGTCCCATTGCCCGGCTGCCACTGCAAGCCCGTCCCGGCAAAATGCACACTCGCCGCTTGTACGGTTTGTCGGGCAATAAGGTGTTGTGCGGAGAACCCACCCCGCACCGCTTGATCGGTTGAAATATCCCGGCAAATCACGCGACTGTAATCGACTGTCCCGGCAGCACCCCGTGGTCCCCGCTCCCCGGTCGGGCCCGGCTCACCGTTGAAACCCTGTAGCCCTTGTAAGCCCTGCTCGCCCGGTTGTCCTCTGTCGCCTTTGGCACCAGGCGGCCCCGCTCCAAATGCAAACCCGGCTGACCAATCACCCGATCGATCGGAAATTTTAAAAAAAAGCGTCCCCGTATCGATCGCCAAAAAACAGAAACCGGCAGGCTGTGTGTCATAGAGCGAACGTTGGGTCGAGACATCTCGCACATCCGCATCAAACGTCGCCCCAACCTCGCCTTTATGGCCCTGATCTCCCTTATCGCCTTTAATCCCCTGTGCACCCTGTGGACCGGGCGGCCCCGGTTTCGTCAGATGTGCCTGCGCCGCAAGTGTTAACTGATCCAGCCCCACCGACCCCGCCATCAATGCACCATCGTCTTGCTGAATCAGCGCCAACTGATGGCGAAGCCCATTGAGGGACAGCGCCGCACCATCGAACTCCGCATTCAGGGCACCATGATCTGTACGGTCTGGATTGTTTTCCAGAAAGTCTTTCTGCCGGCGATAAGCAATAGATTGTGACATAGCGCTGACTATCCACTTGTATGCCTGGACTGCCCTATCCAGCGCTGCACCAGCAACTCCAGAAAAGACTGACCACAAATACCCAAGGCCGAGCCCATCCCCACCAAAGCCAGCGTGGGTAGATTGGGAATCATCGCCACCGCCAACCCTGCCGCCATGCTTAAACCTGCACCCACAATGACACGCCCTACGATTAAGCGCAGCGTCACCACCTCCCCACCCGAGAGCAATTTCCCCAAGGCAATGCCTGACCCCACTATCGCTAGTTCCAGCAGGGTTTTATCGTTTTCATCGAGGTTCATCAGGTTATGCTCTTAACTCAACATCCCAATGCCAACCAGAACGTCGGCACAATGGAACGTCCGCCCGGATAGGCACAATACAGGGAAAAATGCTGCGTATCACGAGACTTCACACTAATCGTGTCGAGTGACTGGGTTTGTCCATTGGCACCGGTGGCCATAATGCAAAACACCGCCTTCGGAAAAGCCATCGGATACACAATATCCTGCCCGAAAGGATTAGGCTTTTCAGCACACCCCCATTGCAATATCAGCCCGCTTGGCAAACGCTGATAACCACTTCCTCTGGAAAAAGCCCCCTGTAACTGCGCATCAGGAACTTGCGCTTGCGCATTCAGCGTGGCTAAACCCCTAGGTTGGCCTTTTTCTGCCGCATCTGCTGGTGTATAACCGATGTTTTTGATCGCTGCACCCGCCGCGAGTTTTTTGGCGGTGACGGCCGCATCGACGAGCTTGTCGGTGCACACGGCTTCCAACGCCAGCTTTTCCATAGTGACAACACCATCAGCCAGTTTCTCCGTTGTCACGGCAGCTTCGGCCAGTTTGTCAGTACGCACGCTCCCTGGCGCAAGCTTGGGTAGTGTGACCGCATGATCGGCTAATTTCGGGGTCGTCACCGCCCCTTTGACCAGCTTTGGCGTACTCACCGTCTTATCTGCCGGCGTGCCCAGTTGGGTGGCGTCTTCGACTTTCTTTTTGGCCAATGCGGCTGCTGTTTGTGCTGTCACAGCACTGTCCTGGGCCACACCAGCGGCATCTTCGGCGGCCGCCGTATGCTCTGCCGCATGGTTAGCATACTGAATCGATTGGGCCGCAGCCTCATGCGAGGCCTGGGCGTGTGCACCGGCTTCAAACTGTGACGTGCGCGCATGCTGTTCGTAAACCTGAGCATGCTGTTGTGAGGCGTGCGCCGCTTCTTTATCAGCCAGTGCCTGGCGCGCATTCGCAGCACTGGAGACGGCATTGAGTTGGGCAGCCTGCTCAGACGAAGCTGCCTGCTGTTGCGACTGATCAGCCTGCGCTTGAGAAACTTTCGCCGATTGGGCCGCCGTGGTCGCCGCCTGCGCTGCCTTCTGAGCATCCTTGAGCTTGCCGTCGATATTGCCCGACAACTCCTTTGTCAAGTCCGCTTTAAATTGCGGATCGAGCGTATCGGCATTGACAATGCCCTCTTGTAACGCCCCATCGTCGCGCTGGATTTTGGCGAGATTGGCACGCATGCCCTGGATGGAATCGGCCACCCCATCAAACTCCGCATTGAGTGCGGGATGATCAGTCTGGTCGCCATCATCTTGCGTAAAGTCTTTGTGACGTTCATAACGCGGCGCTTGCATGATGCGCCCCTTAAGCGTCAGGGGAAGACACGGTTTCCCCTGGCGGGGATTTGCCTTTCGCCTTCAGTGACCGACTCACCTGCTGCAGGCGGGCAGACAGTTGCGCACTGTGTGCTTCCCCATAAATCTTAACCACGACCGCTTCACCATATTTACGGCTTAACCGGATGGTTTCATGGTCCGTGTCCACGGCAAACTGGCCTTCGCAGGGTTGGGCAACGACATTTTCCCGCCCGTAAAGATGGTACAGCAGGGGTAATTCATGCTCCGGCACATAGGTATTCACCACGGTATGGGCATTACGACGCACCTCAACCTGAAATAACGGCAGCTTTATCATCGTCTCCCCCTTATCCAATCGACAGAACAGCATGCGCGTTGGCACGGGACATGCTCAGCACACAACGTAAATTCACCATCGCATATAACGCTAAAATATCGTGCGGACGAATAGGCGTGACAATATTCATTTCGTCATCGCGGTATTTGAGGTATTTAAAATTCAGGAAGTAACAACGCGTCTCCCAGGGTATCATGGATGACTCCATCGCATCGAGTTGCTCAAAGGTGGGATCCCAGATCAACTCAATCCCTTTGAAGTACAAGCCGGTATTCACCCCTGTCCCCGTGCTCGCATCCAGCGTCTTCGGCCGTCCAGCCTCAACATTTTGCACAATGGCAATATCGCGCCGATAGGCATCCAGAAAAGCCGAGCCCGCCAGAATAAAATCAGGCGATCCCCCATTCCGGATACACTGCCGCCAGGCTCTTTCCATCGCCTGACCCAACTCCCCTTTGTGTGAAGGAATCTGGAGATACGCTGTATTACGCCACCAAGTCTGCCGGGTACGGTCAAGGCCACCGACCACGCCTTTTGCCGGCTCCGTCGACACCAGCGCATCCAGCCCACTCATGGCATCCGGTGACGCTATGCCATCCCGGTGTAACTCGAGATCAAGCCGCTCCATAAACCCGAGTTTGAGACTTTCCATCTGCTCATCAAGCAGATTCAGGAGTTGAATTTTTTCGTTTTGGGCAAGCTTGTATTGGCCACGTTCCCCTTCACGCACCGCAATGCCCGCCGCGAAGAGACGGTCATAGTCTAAATACAGACCATCGACTGCACGGTGCCAGGGAAATTGCGCCTGGTCAGTGGTATGGCGCTTATTGAATTCGACCGGCGCTTCGCCATACGCCCAGGTGAAATTACTTCCGTAGTCTTTGCGGATGTTCTCGACAATATGCTGGCGTGCGCCAAAGAACAGTTTACGCTTGGCGAGACATTTTTTAAGGAAAGGATGTTCGACCCCGACCTGGTCAACCGGAATATTGCGCAAATATTCGTCAAGCGAAACTTTGGCAAGTTCCTGTAAATCGGCATGAGAAATAGGCATGCAGTGCTACCCCGTATGAAAGTTTAAGCCAGCACGCTACGCGCTTTTAAAAAAAAAGCGATAACGGCCACTACTTCCACACCGGCCCAGCACACCACACTGGTTTTGCTTCCCCGTAGTGCCGGACGGTACCCTCGGCTTATCCTCGATTTCCTACGGTTCAACAGTGCTACCGGACGCGATCCCGGCGATAACAGCGACAAATTACGGTGAGGGTTAAAGCCTGCTCTTCAACAACCTGTGCCGTACGCGATCTTCGGCTTATCTTCGGGTTTCCAGATTGCTTCACAGCAGCATTAACCAATGAAACTCGCGCAGTGTATAGAATTCTGATGTGTATGTATAGGGGTAATTTAATCTTTTACCTATGCTGAAACTGAAAACTTTTACCAAACAGGCAAGTCACAGCGATTCCCGGCTGAAATTCATCGCCGGGCAACCATGCGATATGGAACAGCAGGCACTGACCCCTAAAGATTTAAAACCGATGATTGGGCAACGCCATCGTGTTTATGAAGTCCTGAACCGCACCCGTCCGCTCACCCTCAACATGATTCGGCGCTTACACACAGGCCTGGGGATTCCGGCAGAAAGCCGCATTAAACCTTCGGTCAATACCCAGGCTCTACAATCCCATACTATCCATGTGCTGCATGAGGCGCTCCATGGTAGACGCCTGGGGATTGGACTGCGGCGTACCCAGTGACGTATGCGCGGCACGCAGCGGTTGTACGGTAGCTTTGGGTTGCGGCGCGACGCGGATTTGCTCATACATCCACTGAACTGCGTGACGCCACTGCTGCGGCGCATAGGTCGATACAAACTGCTGTACATTCGCCGGTTGGGCAAAATATTCCTGAATCGCCTGCATCCGGATGGGATGGTCAGCCTCCTGCGCCCGCTGATTCAGATAGTGGGCGATCTCCTGCTGACCTTGTGCCAGTGTCTGTTCAAACTGCTGTTGTGCCTGTTGCTGCGTCGTCGTTTCTGCCAGTCGCTGTTGCGTTGCCTGATGATCACGCCGCAATCTGGCGACCTCCAGTGCCCGTTCACGCGAGAGCGTACCATTTTGTACCTCCTGCGCTAAATCCGGTGCATCCGCCAGGGCGTCCACGCCAGGGCGCTCAATGCCCAAACGTTGACACAGCGTCGCACGTTGTGCTTCCACCATTTGCAATGCCGTCTGTAAATTCGCCGGGTCTGGCGTATTCAGTAAGCGCCCAAACTCCAGGGTCTGGGCAAAGTCTTGTGGGCTCATGCCCGTCGCGCTGACCATCTCACGCACCTCATTGAGATCATGCTCAGCTTGTTGACGTTGCGCAAAGATTTCCCGAATGCGCGCGCGGCTACGCTCAGATGTGACGCCTTCAAGTAATGCTTCGGTTTCAGCCTCGACAGCAGGTTCTGCCGCTGATGCTGTGTTTGACAGCGCTTCCTCCATCATGGGCGGTGTCGCTTCTGCCGCACTATCCCGGGGGATAAACCGCCCATCCGGCCCACGTGCAGGCGTAGTCTCACGCGCAGCTGCGATGTCTGTTGCCGCATTCGCGACGACATCCTGCCCCTCAGAAAGGGTGTCCAGCATGGCCTGCATAGGCGACGGTTCAACCGGCTCCGTGGACGCGGATACAGTGTCATTTGATGCAGGGGCCTGTTCAGGCTGTTGCGGCATCCCGGTATGCGCATCAGGGGTGTGATCGGTTTCGTGATCCATCGTTAATCTCCAGCAGGGTTCATCGTGGGTAAGGGGAAAGGCGCAGCGCCCCCGCCACCAGGCGGTGGGACCGCCTCCGGTGAGGGGGAAGGTGCCGGCGGCATCTCGGGTGGCGCATGCGGTAAAAACTGCTCAATATCCAGCCGCTCATCAAAACGCCGTAAGGTCTCCCGTAATAACGCTTCAACCGGCCCGGCATCCCCCACTTTGGCGTTGATTTCCATCAATTGTGCAATCATGGGACCAATCACCGGTAAGGCCTTGAGCCAGTTTTCCTGCTGCGCCAGCTTATCCGGCGCGCCCGTGGTGCCAGCACGAATCTCGAGTTGCACCATATCAAAAGCCTGATCACGACTGAGTTGCGGCCAGTCATAAGCAGGCTCCCTGATTTCCGTCATCACGCCATGGATAGACTGACTTTTTACCTGCGGCGGCCCCATATACCGCTCTACCTGCGCAGGGGTCAGCTCCTGCAATAAAATCTGTGCCGTATAACGTGCAATCTCCTGTAACCAGTCTTCAATCCGGTCCCGAAATTCCGCCACCCGGCCCGATAGCGCCTGTTGCATAATCGACGCTTCCGTGGCCGTCTTCGCCGTATTAATCGTCGAGCGTGATGCATCCTGTAAGCCCGTGACCTGCTCCCAATCCATCCGGATCGGGCTGGTGTCGTAATCGGCCGGGTTAACCGGAATGCCCTGCGCCGTCTGAATCACCTGATCAAGAGGAAGACCGTTGGCATTCACCAGCACAACTTCGCCCAAAGCGGCATTGGCATGGCGTTTAATCGTGTCTTCCCGTGTCTCGGTAGAAACAAGCCAATGGGGTTTATTCAGCTCCCGGTGTGCGGCAAACTTGTTGCGGGTGTCGTTATGCTCTTTTTGCAGCTTTTCCGTTAAATCGACCAGACACGGGGCAACCATGCTGCCGTCTACCGTAGAAAAAGGCAGCAGAAAAAAAGGGTACCAACGTACGCCCACTTTGGGCGGGCTGTACGGTGGCCGTACAAAAAAGGGGCACCCCTCCGCAAGGGTATAGACACGTTCGCTGGCCTTATCCCAGATTTCAATCAGGCAAATTTGCGTATCTTCCTCACTCAGTGGGGTAAAAGAGGCAAACCGGCTTGCCTGACGCGGGGCCGCCATCCCGTCAGCGACCTCGTAGGGCGTTGCCCCGCTTAAATCCACCTGATAACGGGCTTGCGCTTCAGACCGTTTCATCGGGACACGCTGCGCCATCCAGTCTGCCTGCTCATACGACCAGAAGTCACTCACCCCCGGTGCAAACAGCAGGTGATCAGGCCTCACCCGATCAATCACCACGCCCTCAGCCGCGACCACATCGACTTGTGCCTGTAAACTCGCCAGGGTCTGTTCAAGGGTTGCACGCTGCACGGCCTGATCGCCCGTTACCTCTTTCGACTGCGCAATCAGCTGTTCCAGCCGGGCAAGATGGGTTTGTATATCCTGCATGCGGTTTTCAATGACCGGGTCATGTCGCATATCCCGCTGATACATCACCTTCACAATGCCAAAATAACTGCTCATGGCTGACCAAACCGCCGCTTTAGCCCGTTTTTTGAGTTGGGCCTCCAGCAAGGCACGATTGGTCACCGTCTCCAACGTGTGACAAAACCGTTTTAATCGCGCCTGCGCATAGAGGGGCGTGACACTGATTTCCGGATTACGTGCATAAATATGCGGCAAAATCGCCGACATCGTCGAAAAAATAAGGTTGGCCCGCAATCGGTAAAAATCACCGTCACCGGGATCGCGGCTCCAGTCAAAACCTGCCACCAATTGCCGGTTATGCGCCATACGCTTATGCAGTTTAGCCCAATGCTGGCGAGCCGCTTCCACCCGTTTCACCCAGTGTTGAGCCAATGCATCCGCCTCAGGCTGGCGCAATCCACCTGGTGTGGCAGTCTCTGTGTTGTTCATATCGGTAACCTGAAAGTCTCATTTTCATAGTGATAATCAGCGGTGCCTGGCGCAGTCGGTGATGGATTCACCGCAGGTACTGCCCGCCGGCGCATCACCCCATAGCGTGTCGCATCCCAGGCATGGTCTTCGGCATCGGAATCGACGTCTTCAGGATGATTCGGATCGCTCGGTAAGCCAGGGACCGTACGCAACCAATGTATGCAGGTCGAGAAAACCTTGAGTTGATTCGCACACAATAAGCGAATAATTTCCTGGGCCCCATTCACCCGTGAACGTGGGCCATTCCAGGCCGGTTGCCAGGCGGTACCGTGATCACGAAAAATCTGTCCAATGGAGCGATTCGCCCCTATCTGGCTAAAGATCGAGGGGTCAGCCAGGTTTTGGTGATAGTCATAACCCAACCGTTTATCATGCGCTTCGATGACCTGAATCTTCTGGGCCACAGTCGCGGCATCCTCGCGGGTGCCTGTGTTGGCTTTACCGCCATCTCCATACAGTTCTCGCCAGAGATACGTCACCCCATCCGGGTCGAGGGCAAACCAGTAAACTGCATACGGGCGGGCATACCCCCAATCCATCGCTTTCCACACCCGCCATGTTGCTGGAATGGGAAACGGTTTAATCACGTGTTGGGCAGGCTGCCATACGGTTTCTAAAAACGCGCCAATATGAATATCCCACGACCCTTCGAGCCATGCCCGTCGGCGGTTCACGTCCTGGATCGCTTGCAGGGTCGGCAAATAGTCAGAGTCTGCCTTGAGTAAGTGGGTATTCTCAGACAGTGTGCTGTGAATTCGCACACGCGCGCGTTGATTCGGCAGATGAATCACGGTACCGGCTGGAGTGTGTCCAATCTGAAAGCGTGCCTTGACCGCGCTATGACCGACGCCATAAGGGTTACACGTGGCACGCACCAATCGCGGCATATTGGGATGCGATGAACGGCATGTGGTGAACATAGCCTCATAAAACGCCAGCGTGCGCCAATTGGTGAGTTCTTCAAAGCCCATCCAGGGATATTCATGGCCGTGGTAATGCCAATAATCATCTTCAGATTGACCATACCGTAAATACAATTGTTCACCTGTAGGCCATGTCCACACATAATCGGACGCGTTAAAGCGAATGCCCGGGAAAATAGGAAAAAACCAGCGCTGGGTTTTAGCAACCACATCCGCGAGTTGTGGATAGGTCAGACGAAACAGGATGCCGCGCCAGTGCGTACCAAAGCCACGGCCGCAATATTGCGCAAAGCTCATGATTAACGCATCGGTTTTACCACCGCCACGTGTCCCTTCAAGCAGCGCTTCAAAGACCGGGCACGCTAAAAACAGGGTTTGGCTACCCGGATGCGGTGACCAAAGCGCCGTGGGTTTAGTCACAAGACGGCTCCGCTTGCAAAGAGCTGGTTTGTGCTTGTACAGCCTGCTCCCACGCTTCGACCGACAAGGTCGCTGGCACCACCAAAACGCCCCCATTCAACGGTTGACCATTCGGGCCACTATGTTCGGCTTTGAGCGATCTGGGTAAAAGTTTAGGATAAATCTGCGACCAGAAAATACGCTCATTGAGGGGATCAGATTGCGCCCAGACAAGTAGCCTTGCCGCCCCGCCCAACGCCTGGGCGACCTCTTCAAAAACCTGCTTCACGTCTTGTGTAATACGATTCGGCGTCCCCTTTTTTCGGCCACCACGACGCTCGCCTGGTCTTGATCCACGTGACATGCCTATCCTTTACTATTTTTTGTTACTTTAGCTATGGTGCAGTTTTTTCCCGGTAATCCATACGGACCATCCATAGGTTGTAAAGCCCGTTCAAGCAGCGTAATCGCTTCTCCGCGTTTCACCATCCCACCTGGAAAACGCAACACAATCCAACCCAAGCGCATCATCGCGTGATTATATTTCTCCGGGTCTGCTATAAACCCCGCTCCAATATCCACCGCGAACTTTAAATGCGGCCAGGCAAAATCAAAGCGCCAACGACGCGGTGGTGCAAAGCGGTATTCTGTCACCCAGTGCGACAAGGCCGCCGCTTTCAGTTGCAGCGTAAAAAGCATCTCGAGCGCACTGTCTTGCCTCATGCCTGTCCCTCAGAGGTTCCAGAAAGCCAGGTTTCTAACGCCTTCTCAGGGTCACCAATCAGCACAACCTCCCGGTTATCCAATATCACGCGGACTTTCATGACCGTGCCTAACATCTCAAAATCAATCATTTCAATCCCTGCAAAAGCGTCACCAAACAGCAGGGCCTTGTCCTCTGGTGATGCATCCACTAACGACATACTCATTTTCCCCTCCGGCTACGATAACTTTCCCAGTCAAATACGAGCAGGCATCCACCTCCCTCGCGTAACCGGTCAAAGGCGCGCGCCCCGAGATAGGTGCGCAGGCTCGGTATCTTTGGGTCATTAGCCTGTGCGGGCAAATTCGATAAAATAATTATTGGCTTAAGGTTGTTGTAACGGCGATTGATAATTTCGAAAAGCGTTACCTGCTCAGCTTCCGTGCCGTACTGCACGCCCACTTCGTCAAGAATTAAAAGATCGACCTGTGTAAAGTCCTGCAATACAGCTTCTTCGCTTTGCCTGGCATCACGGGACCATGTCCGGCGCACGGCCCGGATCGCTTCTGACACCGTCACAAACAGCGCCGTATGACCCGTTTCCATGATGTGATGCGCAATCCCACAGGCCAGATGGTTTTTGCCCGTCCCTGGATTGCCCACCATGACAAAACAACGTCCTGTGGCTAAAACCTCGGTAAATCCCTTC